GTAACAAGTATTGGTCAAACTGTTACTCAAACCGCACCATTTAGAACTTTCATCTCAGGTTTTGCTGATGGTAGTGGTTCTGCTAGTGTTTATTCAACAGATGATGACACACTTCTATCCAGTAGAATGGTTGAAGATGTTATTCAACGTCAACAAACTGGTGCAAAGGTAAGATTGTATATTGATCGTCAGATGAGTGGTGCAAACGTAGATCAAACTGCAAGTAGATCAATTTTGGCAGATATTATTCTTACTTCTGCCAGTTTCAACGTAAACCCAGATGATGGACAACTTGTAGAGATAGCCTTCAGACCAAGTGCTGCTCCTACATTCGACTTATCTAAGTCTGCATAATACTATATTAGTATTTATCAATTATTATGAACCTCGGTCAATCCGAGGTTTTTTATTGCATAATGAAGTACACTAATAGAAGATAAAATTAATTTATGGCAACCCAATCAGCATTAGACAGACTAAGAAAAGCTGCAAACCTTGAACCTATTAAAAAAGAAGTTAAATTATCCGATGGTTCCATTTTTGAAATGTATGTAACACCATTAACAATGGCAGAACGAGAAAGAGCACAAAAGCAAGTTAGAAGTGACGATGCAAATGCTTTTGCTCTTCAATTACTTATGAATAAAGCATTAGATGTAAATGGTACAAAATTATTTAATGCAGGGGAGATTGATGTATTAAAGAATGAAGTAAAGGATAAAGATTTACAAAGTCTAATGCTTGCTGTAATTAACTCAGATGAGGAGGAGATAATCGACCCAAAAGATTAGCTGCTGAGTTAAAAAAAGATAATTTAATGATGCTGCAATTTGGGGTGGCTAAAGAATTAGGAAAGAGCTTAAGAGAAATAAGGGATATGACTTTAGATGAGCTAATTGGCTGGAGTGCCTATTTTCAAGTAATTAATGAAGAACAAGAAAAAGAATTTGAAAAAGCAAGAAGAAAAAGATAAGCTAGAATAAAGTAATATTAACGCTGTAATCCGTGGCATATCAGGCACAGATAAATATAAAAACTACTGGATTATCAGGTTTAAATAAGATAAATGCCTCTGTAGACAGAATAAATAAATCCATTATTGCGATAAATAAGGGTGGGAGTAAGATAAAAGCTGGACAAAATGTAGTAAAAGTAAGTCAACAAGATTTAGCAATTAAGCAAAAGATTTTAAAAGTAGAGACTGATATAGCTAATCAACTACAAAGACAAAAAAGTTTACGAGGTAGAGGAGGTGCTGGAGGAGGAGGATCAACAGGCACGGGAGGAACAACAACAACTGGAGGCGGAGGCAAAGGTATTGCTTCAAGTGCCCTAATTAGTGGTGCGTTTCCTCTTTTATTTGGACAAGGAATACCTGGTGCTGTAGTAGGTGGTCTAGGTGGTGGTATTGGTGCAGCAGTAGGTGGTCAAATGGGAGGTTTTGCAGGAGGTCTAATTGCTACAGGTGTTGCTCAACAAATTACAACTACTGTTGTTGCTGTTGGAGAGTTAGGACAAGCACTTAATCCCTTAACGGCAGACCTTAACAAACTCACACAAGCAGCAGGATTAGCAGGAACGGCAGAAGCAGCAAGAATACGATTACTTGAACAAGTAGAGGGTAAACAAGCTGCATTAGCAGCAGCAACTCAAAATATGGCATTAGTAATAGGAGATGAGGGTGTTAGAACCATTAAAGAATTTGGAGAAAACTTTGCGGCAATAAGAGCTAATGCTGCTGAATTTGGACTTAAATTACAAGCTAGATTTGCAAAGATATTCAATGCAATAGTAGACAAGTTTCCAACTCTTTTTGGAGATAAAGGAACAGCAGAAGAAGAGAAAGCATTAACTGAAGCGGTAGGCGAAGATCCAGTTTCAATAGCTTTAAATGCTGAATTGGTAAAAATAAAAACTGATTTAGATAAATTAAAGCAAGATTTAGCTGCTAGAGATGCCAACATTGGTATCCCAAATGCACCTAGTTTTTTCAAAGGAGGTTCTACTTTATTTCCTAGTCAAATGCCTGATTTGAATACAGAAATAGATAAAGCAATAGGAGATGCAAATATAGAGGAAAATATTCGAGTAGCTGAACAGGAGTTAAATAGTATTAATAAGAGTTTACAGGCAAGAAAAGATCTTTTAAGAGTACAGGTTGAAGATAATATTGCTAAACAAAAAGCTAATGACATAACTGATCTAATATTAGACTCAACTAACGAAAATATAAAGGCATTAAAGGCTAAAAAAGATGGCACTTTTGAAGAATTTCAAATACAACAGCGTATTGCTGAAATAGTACAAAAAGTAAAAGATATAGGTATTGAGGAAAATCTTATTGATAAAGAAAAAATAGAAAATTTAGTAAGAGAAGAGGCTTCTTTAAAGCGACAAGTAGACACAGCAAAGAAATTACAAGATGCTTTTGATAATATTGCAAAATCAATACAGGGTGATATTAAGGAAGGAATAAAAGGTCTTATAAAAGGAACATCTACACTTGGAGATTTACTAAATAATGTTGCCGATAGATTCTTGGATATAGCATTAAATCAAGCTCTTTTTGGGAATATAGGAGGAGATAGTATAACTGGAGGACTATTTAAATTCTTAGGTTTTGCAAAAGGAGGTAGGCCACCTGTAGGTAAACCTTCAATAGTAGGAGAAAAAGGGCCAGAATTATTCGTACCAAGATCATCTGGAACGATTATTCCAAATAATAAACTTGGAGGTGGCGGTAGTACGAGTGTTGTTGTTAATGTAGACGCATCAGGTTCAGATGTTCAAGGTGATGATGCTGGAGGACAAGAACTTGGTTCATTGATAGCTGCTGCTGTTCAAGGAGAACTTGTTAAGCAACAAAGACCTGGAGGTTTATTAAATAGATAATGGCTACTTTTCCTAGTTACAATCCACAATATTCTGCTACAAAACGTAGTCAGCCACAGCAACGTATAACACAGTTTGGCGATGGCTACCAGCAAAGAACTACTTTCGGCTTAAATCAAGATCCTAAAGTGTGGAATCTCACTTTTAATGTTGATGATGAAGATGCCACTGAAATAGAAACATTTTTAGAAAATGAAGCTAAAAATGGTACGTCATTTGATTGGTCACCTCCTGATACAACTACAACTTTTAAATGGATATGTAGAAGTTTTTCTAGAGAAATATTTGAATTTGATAGAAATAGAGTAACAGCTACTTTTGAACAAGTATTTGAACCCTAATGGCAATCCCAACTTCTGCACTACAAGAGATAAATCCTGGCTCAATCATTGAACTTTTTACGATTGAACTAAATACAGCACTACATGGCTCAAATACGATATATCGTTTTCATAATGGTGCAAATATGAACGCAGATGGAGAAGTTGTTTGGGCTGGAAACTCTTATTTAAGATTTCCTATTGAATGTACTGGATTTGAATTCGGTTCAACTGGAACTTTACCAAGACCAAAGATTGCGATAAGTAATATTTTTGGAACGATAACAGCAATAATGCAGGATATTAATACAACAACTGCTGGTAACGACTTAAATGGTGCAAAATTTACAAGAATAAGAACATTGGCACGGTTTCTAGATGCTGTCAATTTTGCTCCAGAAACAGTTACTAGTACCTCAACTCAAACTATTGCTGATCCTAATGACGCTGAAACTGTCACATATACTGTCACAGTAGTTCAAGATTCAAATGGTGCTAATGTCTTTGCAATAAATGGAGTACAAAAACCAGTTATCACAATGAAACGTGGTTCAACTTATATCTTCAACCAATCTCATAGTTCTAACATAAATCACCCCTTAAGAATAAAATCTGATGCTGGTGGAATACAAACTACTGTTAATACAGGAGCTTTAGGTACAGATGCAACTGTGACTTACACACCAGCATATCCAAGTGCTCCCAATGATCTTAGATATTATTGTCTAACTCATGGAAATAATATGGGTAATACGATCACAATGAACAACCCAAATACACTTCAGCAAACAACAACTTCATCCTCTACTACGCAAACTAATCCTTATGGAACACCTGATCCAACGGCAGAGTTTCCTCAAGAAATTTATTTTCTCGATAGAAAAGTTACCGAGAATAGAAATGCCGTTACATGGGAAGCTCAATCCGCCTTAGACTTAGTAAATGTAAGATTACCAAAGAGAATAGCCACTAAAGAACTATTCCCTGGTATTGGAGCGTTTAGAGGATGACTTGGAAAGATATTGCTTTAGAACACGCAAAAAATGATGCACCACATGAAGCCTGCGGATTGGTAGCTGTTTATAAAGGGAAAGAAAAGTATTTTCCCTGTAAAAATCTTGCTGAAGAATTAGGAGAGCAATTTATTTTAGATCCTGACGATTGGATAAATGTAGAAGATCAAGCCGAGATTGTAGCTGTATTTCATAGTCATCCAAATCATCCTCCCACACCTAGTCAAGCTGATCTTGCTAGTTGCGAGTATTTAGATTTACCTTTCTATATTGTTACTCCACAAACATCTGATTGGTATTATTTTGAACCTTCTGGCTACCAAAAAGGATTAATTGGAAGAGAATGGGTATGGGATATTCAAGATTGTTGGAGTTTAATTACTGATTGGTATAAACAAAAAAAGAATATAGTCATAAAACATTGGAAAAGACCTAAAAGTTTAAAAGAATTTTCTGAGTCTCCTTTATTTGAGTATGGTTTACCTAAAGTAGGTTTTGTTGAAATGGATGAGAATGATGAGACAGAAATTGGAGATGTTCTGCTTATGGATACAACTAATACAGGCAAATTAAATCATGTTGCTCTATATGTAGGAGATCAGACTATCCTTCAACATTGTGTGAAAAGACTTAGTTCAAGAGAAACTTATGATGAAAAATGGATAGAATGTACAAAGAAGAGGTATCGCTATGCTCAGTAAAATAAAAGTTTACGGGAGATTAGCTCGCTTTCTTGGGCAACGTACTTTTGAAGCTGAAATAAATTCTACAGTAGATGCCATTAGATTTTTAACAGCAAATTTTCCTGCTTTGCAATCGCACATGATAGAACAAAATTATTGTATAAAAGTTGGAAATTATGAAATAAATGAAAAAGAATTAGATGTACCTGTTGGTCAACAAGAAATAAAAATAGTTCCTGTAGCTGTTGGTGCTGGAAGAGGTTTTGGAAGATTTTTATTGGGAGTAGTTCTTATAGGTGTTGCTATAGCGTTACCAGGAGCAGCACCAGCGTTAAGTAAAACTGGTTTTATAGCAGGATCAGCAGGAGCAAGTACTTTAACTGTTGCATTAGGAAATTTAGGTTTATATTTTGCATTATCGGGAGCAGCACAAATGTTAACTCCTACACCAGACAATACTAGTTTTGATGATCCAAATAGTTTTACATTTAATGGAATTTTAAATACTATAAATGCTGGTGTTGCTATTCCAGTAGTTTATGGCGAAGTTTTCACTGGATCTATAATTGTATCAGCAGGAATTGATACAGAGGACTTCTCAGGAGGAACATAATGTTTAAAATACCTGGAATTGATATAGGAGCAGGGCCAAAAGAAATCCAACTAAATCCTTTTAAATGGTTCGGTGGTGGCAATGGTACTGCTACTGTGACTCAATCGTCAGTACAAAGTAGACAAGCAATAAATATTGTAGAAGTTTTGAGTGAAGGTGAAATTGAAGGATTTCCTTCAGCAGCAGGACTTACCCAAGGAACTGATGCTTATAATAAAGCGTCTTTGAAAGATATATTCCTAGATAAAACACCGATTGTAAAACCAACAGCAGATTCAAGTAATATAACAGATGCCGATTTTAATTTTCAGAGAATTTTATTTAATCCTCGGTTTGGAACGACAAATCAAACTTTCATACCAGCTATTAGTGATATAGAAACAGAAGTAGGTGTAAACGCTGCGGTGACTAATGGAGCACCCGTTACTAGACAAATAACTGATTCAAATATTGATGCGGTTAGAGTCACAATACGATTTGATGCTCTTATTAATATCAACGAAAAAGATGGTAAAAATTTAGGAGCTACAGTTGATGTATTTATAATAATTACTGAAAACAACGGAAGAACAACTCGTTTTGATAAAAATGAAATTACTGGTACTGGCCCTGGAGGATTTCTAAATTTACAAACAATTCCTACATCAGCTTTCAGTATTAAAGGTAAATCAAAAAGTGCATATTCTAGGGATTTTAGACTTACATTAAGAGAAGATACAGTTTTTCCAATTTCAATAACTGTTGGTAGAGATACTGCTGATAGTACCAGTGAAAGAGTAACGGATACATTTAAATGGTCATCTTTTACAAAAATAATAGATGAACAACGACCATATCCAGATATAGCTCACACTTACTTGCGTTTTGATGCAGAACAATTTCCTAGTGTTCCAAGGCGTTTATATAAGATTCGTGGTGTTAAAATTAAAATTCCACATAACGCAACTGTAGATCAAACAAACGGAAGGTTAATTTACACAGGCACTTTTAATGGAACGCTTACTACGACTACACATTGGTGCACTGATCCTGCCTGGATTTTGTTTGATCTTATAACAAATAGTAGATATGGACTAGGAGAACATATTACTGAAGCTCAATTAGATAAATATTCTTTTTATAGTGCTTCTGTCTATGCTTCTGCATTAGTTGATGACGGACAAGGCGGTCAAGAACCTAGATTTAGCTGTAATGTTGTCCTAAATAAAAGAGCAGATGCTTTTAAAACAGTAATGGCTCTCAGTTCTGTGATGAGAGCTATGACTTTTTGGGGTGCAGGATCTTTAACACTTACTCAAGATAGACCTACAGATGCTAGTTACTTATTTAATCTTTCTAATGTAACTTCTGAAGGATTTATATATTCTGGTACGAGCTTAAAAACAAGATCAACTGTTGTTTCAGTATCTTATTTTGATATGACCAGTATAGAACCAGATTTTGAAACTGTTGAAGATACTGCTGCCAAAAATAAATATGGAATTATTCATAAAAAAATAACAGGTTTTGGTTGTACCTCTAGAAACCAAGCTAGGAGATTAGGTAGATTTATATTGTTTGAAGAGCAAAATTCAACTGAAACTATTAGTTTTACTACTGGAATAGGAGAAGGTGTAGTTGTCAGACCTGGGCAAGTTATTGAAGTAAGCGATCCAGTGAGGGCAGGATTAAGAAGGGGTGGCCGTATTAATTCAGCTACAACTACAACAATTACTGTTGATAACACATCAGAAACTGATTTAGATGCCACAAATAACGCAACAGTTAGCGTTATCTTACCTAACGGTAAAGTTGAAAAAGGTGTTGTGGATTCAATAAACGGAGCAGTGATTACGGTTAATTCAGTTACAAGAGCCGATGGAACAACTGCTACCAGCTTTACTACTGCTCCTAATCCGAACAGTATTTGGATTCTTGAAAATACAACCTTACAGACTACTCAATGGAGAGTCGTAAGCGTAACTGAAGATAAAGATAATTATGCGATTGTTGGAACGGCTTATAACTCAGGAAAGTTTGCATTTATAGAAGATGGATCTGCACTACCTGTTCGGAATATAACAATATTAAATGAACCTGTTCCTGCTCCTGGTGCTCCAGAAGTTACAGAAGAATTTTTTGCAGAAGGTGATAGAAGAGCAAGAACAAGATTAAATATAGATTTTAATCCTGTACCAAGAGCCATTGAGTACGAATTAAAGTATCAAGTTGATGATGGTAATTTTCAAACTCTTAAATCAAAAACTCCCGAATTTCAGATACTAGATTCTTTAGAAGGTACTTATAATTTTGAATTAGCCAGTATTGGTTCAAATCTTGAAGCTTCAGCAAACCCAACAACTTTTACTCATGTTGCAGTGGGAAAAAGTGCCATTCCAGGGGATGTTACTGGATTAACTGGTGAACCTAAACCAGAGTCTAGGCAAATGATATTACGTTGGAATTTGTCAACAGATATAGATGTTACTCACGGTGGCCGTGTTTATGTAAGACACTCACCAAAAACTGATGGAACGGGAACATTTTCAAATGCTACTGATTTAGTAACAGCATTAGCTGGTAATACAACAGAAGCTATTGTTTCGTTACTTGAAGGAGAATACATTTTAAAATTTCAAGACGATGGCGGTAGATTCAGTGCTGGCGAAGCAAGTGTTATTTTAGATGAACCTGATAATCTTGCACCTTTAGTCGCTTTAACAAGAAGAGAAGATTTAGACACTCCAAAGTTTCAAGGAACAAAAACTGATGTTGCTTTTGATGCAACAACTAATTCCCTTAACTTAATTGGTGCAGGGCAATTTGATGATATAGGGGTTTCTATTGGAACTGGGATTGATGATCCAGTTATTGCTTCGATAGATGATATAGGCGGAATAAAACCTTTAGGTACATATGAATTTGGAGGTGCTCCTGGAACAGCTTTCTTAGATTTAGGTAGTGTATTTAGTCTTGATTTAAA